GCAAAAAAGCCTATTATTAGGTAATGGGCTTGATAGCGATTGCTGCAGGGTTGTTGTTGTTGTTTCCACCAAACAGACGGTCGAAACCGAGAGATTGGCTAGCAACGACGAGACGACGCTGTTCGCGTACTTCGTAATCCTGCTCAACATTGACGCCACGGAGACGTGGAATAACAAAGTTGGAAGTGTTGACTGCGTAAGCAATGTCAGTAGACGTAGTTTCTGTGCCTGCAAAGTTATCAGAGATGAGTACGGGTGAACCGTAAACAGAACCGATAGCACCAACAAGCTTGGTAGCTACATCAGAACCGACGTCAGTGATGTCGGCGAAACCTGCATCAGCAATCAGATCGTAGTAACGCTTCTGAGAGACGATAAAGGTAACGTCAGTCGGTGAAAGACCATACTTACCCATTGCAGAACGCGCTTCAAGAAGAGCGGCCGCGGTAAGAAGATCACCACCAGACAGTGAAACATCATTTGCAGTTGACAGAGTAATTGGCGAAGCCAAGTTAGCAAGGCCAGTAATTACAGGTGAAGCTACACCGTTCAGAATCATGTCATCAACTGCGCGAGCGTGTGCACGTGCAACGTTCTCGGTCATCATTGGGAGAAGATTAACAAGAATCTCTTCGTCAATGTGGTTATCGAGGAACGTAGTTGAAATCATGCGGTGTGCTTGAAGAACGATCTGAGATACATCAAAAGTACCTGCAGTACCGCCATTTTCGTTAGTTACACCAGTACCAGCACCAGAGTTAGCAGTACCACCTACGAAACGCTCAGACTCACCACCTGTGTGGAAGATAGCCTTTGACGTATCGCTTTGGAGAGGCAGAACCATTGACTGTGAAGGCATGTTGATTTCACGGAAAGCTTGAGCCAGACGATACTGGAACTGAACTTCCTTCTCAAGTGCAGTTTGAACACTTGTAGCCAGTGCGGGACGACCTGCGTTGGCAGAAGGATAGTCCATACCTGCCTTCTCAAGAGTCTCGCGACCGTACTGAGTGTCCCAGCCCTTATTAGTGAATACACCCAGCATATGGGCATACATCAACTCTTTAGAGTGCTTCTCGAGGTCATTAGATGAACGATCAGCGAATACACGCTTAGACTCACGCATCTTCTCGAGCTCTTCGCTCTTCTCTTCCAGGTCCTTCTTGTACTGCTCGATGACCTGTTGCATATCTGCGTCCTTCTCAGCCATTTTGGCTTCGACGTCAGCCATCAAACGATCAGCGCCTGACTCGACACCAACTTTAATAGCTGCTTGGACTTCTTCTTCCTGCTGAGCTTTAGCTTCGGCTTCTACCTGGGCTTTCTCAGCAGCTTCTTGTGCTGCCTTCTCTTCGGCAGCTTTTTGCTCGGCTTGCTTCATTGCAATCTTAGCAGCAGTCTCTTCTGCCACTTTCTTCGCAAAAGCTTCCAAGTCGACTTCGGGAGTTTTTACTTCTTCCGACATTTTGATCTCCTGTTTCACGGAAATTTCCGCTTCGTCCGGTGTTTCACTAGCTACCGATGAATTTTCATCCTTAGCCAGAGACTGACCGGCTAGATCTACACGATTGGTGAAAGTTTTCTTGAATTCATTGTACTCTTCAATAGAGTCAAATGACTTCGCCAGAGAAAAAGTTGCTGCTTGATTACAGGGTACGGAAACAACCGACACCTCAAACAACTCAGCATCCTTAATCTTTAATCCGTCAGTTTCCGTTAGATAATCAGCATCCTTGACTCGGAAACCAACAGAAAAAGCTCCAAGAATGCCTTCTTTTACAAGTTGCGCCACATGATCTGGCGCGGATTTAGAAATTTTTGCCTTTAACTCAAGACCGTTTTCAGTGACTTTAAGTCCTGTTGCGCGTCCGATAGGCTTATTATAGTCATGATTAAAAAGAATAATAGGATTCTTTTCAAAATTGTTCAGACCACCCTTAGTCCACGCTTCTGCGTCAATTGTATCACCAGCACGATCAAAATCACTTGTACTCGCCATACCACAGATGTGAACTCCTCCATCATCCTCATCGAGAGCTTTAAAAGTGGAGGTAAGATTAAAAATCTTTTCCATTAGTCTTCACTCTT